AACCCATGCTATAATCAAAGGACGGGAACGGTATGGATATGAGCCACACCGCCCCCTGGCCACAAACTAACTCGGTAAGGAGTCAGATCATGGTTACCAGCAAGTATACCTCTCTGTTGTTCACAGTACTCTTGCTCTATGGCTGTGGACAATATTCATCCGATCCATTACCGCTCCGCGGCGGACTTATCGGAGTTTGGGAACCGGAACAACAACCGATAGGCGTGTTTATCCTTCACCAGGGTCATACGCGCTTCGACTCCCCTGGGCCTGCTGACCTCGTACCAGTCGCCAGGCGATTTCGGGATGCCGGTTACATCGTGTACGGGTTTGAAATGCCCGAGCACTCGGCGAACAACGCAGAAGGTCTGCCTATTGAGACGTTCTTCGCACCCGTACTGCAACTGATAGACGCATTGCCGGGAGACCTGCCCATATATATGGCCGGCCTCTCCGGAGGGGGTTGGACTACCACAGTCGTCACGTCCATGTCGGAACGAATCGTCAAAGGCTATTCGGTCGCCGGCGATGCCCCGCTCGATATCCCGCAAGTCGGGAGAGATTGGGAGCAGTTACAGTTCGACTATCGGCAGCTTTACAGCATCGCGGGATCACGGTTGATACACATCTATATCAAAGACGACCCGTGCTGTTGGAGCAACATCGTCGGTGATGTCGGTTACTTTTACGTGACAGACTTGACCAATCCGGGACATTCCATTTCCGAATGGTCTATGAATTTTATACTTGCCGACGCTGGTATTAGCCGTTGATTGACGGCTATTCAGATACCATGACCGGTATTATGGTCCGTTCGATCGTCCATAAAGCGAATAGGTAATCGTATCGATATTGCCGCTATCGAAAAATAACCGGATCGCGTTATAAGCGGATATCCCGGTTTCATGGGAACCGTTATTGGCGAATTTAATCGCTCCAGTGCTGTCTTGGAATCCGGTTTCAAAATGAAATATTTTCTTATGAACCGTATTAATCGTGTCCCAAAGCTCGATCGTGGCTGATAGGCCGTTGGCGGAATCGGTTCCCACGTTTACATCGCCAGTAAGAGTAACTCTGTCTACGATTGCGTTCCCCACGTTTCCATATGTGTTCGTGCTGATAAACGATGCTCCGCCATCGGTGGATATCCTCGCCGAGAATGGAAATGCACTGGCGGGATTGGCATGGTGTATGACCAATACTTTTGTCCGGTAGGCCGTATATCCCGACATATCAATATCCAATTGAGGGATTGAAGTTGCCGTCGTCTCCGCAATGAGCAATGCAAACCCCGGATCGACGCCGAGTATTGACCGTGCCGCCGCAGCCGTTGCCGATAGGAACAGGGCATCACCGGTAGTGCCGGAGCCGAGCGTGTTGCGTACATTCTGTGCATTGGCGTCATCCAGAAATGTTCTCGCGAAGAGCGTACAGACAATTTCTTCAATATCGCCGGCTCCGGCACTGGAGCGCCCAAGCACTCTATCCGTCGTCGTGACGTTTTGAATCTTCGCGTAGGTAACGGAGTCGTCGGCATAATCAGATGTCGTCAGCGGTAAAGGTGCAACGCTCTGCAATTGGAACCGAGTGCCATCGTATATGATTTGCACTAAAGCACCCGACGGTATCTGGTTCGCGATCAACGCCGTCGTGCCATTCCGGGTGACGCTCTTGGCGACCAACCCTGAAATAGCTACGGTGACGGCCCCCGTATTAGCGCCGGAGGCAATGAATGAAAACCGTTGTCCGGTTGCATAAGCTGTGATCGCCGGCGAAGGCGTCAATGTGATTGCGTCCGCCGTACCGCCCACGGTCCCGACGTGTATACCGGTTCCGTCTTGAATAGACGCCAAGGTCGCCGCGTCAGTCCTGGAAGTCGCTGCACCGACACCGGTCAACTTGTTACCCCCGAAAGGGATATTAGCGGTGACAGTCGTTTGGCCGTCTTTGGTAATACAGGTAGAAAGAGCTGACGCGATATCGTTGATGACAGAATTGAACTTCGCGCTTTCTATCAGTGTTGACACGAAAGCGGGGAATGAAGCCGCGGGAGCACTATAGGCGCCGGAACCGTTAAAAGGCAATTGCCACCTCCATGGATATGGCATAAATCATTGGAATGGACGAATAAGGCACTAGTCCTCTCCCTGAGCTGTTGCAGCTACAGCCCCACGCCCAACTAAATTGTTTCTGCGCGTTCTTTGCCTAATCGCTTCTATAGTTGCATTTCGTTCGTTTGGCACAACCCTTCTCATGCGCTTTGCCATTTCAGCCGGGTTCAAATACCGTTCAGCTAAGATAGCATCCACTTTTGGTTCGATACCGGCACCAAGACCACGCCTAACATAGTTCAGTAACATAGCGGGGCGAGATAGAAGATTAGGTAAACGGGCACTAGATTCCTCAGCAACATTAATTCCACCTTGTAGTGCTGTTCTCTGAATTGGCTTATATTCCATTTTTTGCCTTAGCAATTCATCTGCAATCGCCTTCGACTTATTTGCGTAAATAGCCAGATAATCCTTCCACCCTGTACCGCCAGCCGCCTCGATTGCATCATCGATACCAACTTGGATGTCGCGGCGCAAACCTGCGGATAATTTTTTGTCGAAGTTGGCGGTTTCCTTGGAGTGCGCAGCAATGACATTCCCGATTTCTTTTCTGACCGTATATAGATCATCGGCATTGATCTTCCCGGCATCATTTGTGAGAGACGAGATTTTTTCCTTGATGGTGTCTAGTGTTTTTTTAACTAAGTCCGACGCCCTAAGACCCGGTTGAGACTGAAGCGCAGTTATTTGTTTAAATATAGAGACGGCATCAACACCACCGACTTCATTGGCTTTCGCCAACGCCGCCTCTCTCATCGGTGCTGTCATTGCATTACGATCAGCTTTCGCGGCATCGACCGCTGCTGCTTGATCCAACTTTCGTTGCCCAAACTTTGCCGATATCCCGCCAGGTGTCTCCGATACGATCTTTTGATGAGCTACAATGGGTGAACCGGCAGGGAGATGAGAAACAACTTGCGCAGCCGTCGGTTGACTACCCTTAACTTTTTCTGTTACCTGTGAAAGCGCATCGATAACAGATTGTCTACCATTTTCACCGACGATTTTATCAATATACCGCTCTGCTATGCGCTTTTCTCCGCCGGGAAGAATCAAATCTGTCGTATCTCTAATGCCTCGTCCCAAAGCGCTAGCTACCTTCTTGATTGGCTCAACAATGACGGATCGTTCTAATTTCGGAACTCGCGTGATCGGCAAAGCGCTAAAAGCGGCTTCCTCAGCGACTCCCTGAATCTGTTTCTTCGTCTCAGGCGTAATCGGCGGGAAATTGGCGAGATCACGCCCAACGCCTTTCCAAAAATCAGGATTGATCGCCTGGGATGCAGCATTCTTAACAGCGTCGATTCTACGATCAACATAGCCCTTTTCGGGCATGTCCGAGGTGGCCGCCGCAGGTTGTCCGCTGAATTGCGTTTTCGCATAGGCCAAAACGTCGTCTTGCGTTGCACCTTCGGGCGCGGTGATTTCAAACCGCTTGCCTTCCGGTGAAGTGATCTCGAATTTAGGCATCAGGGTATAGGTTTGATAGACCACCCGCTTTCTTTGGATGCGGACTTCACAGGCGCTGTGTTGGATAACCTTTTTTCTTCATCAGGGTCTCCCGGTAAATTAAGGCCGAGATTGAATCTTCTATCGAGGTGCGCCAGCGCCGCACGATTAGCGCGTATACTCTTCGATGGATCGGTTGCCATCTGTAAATAGAACATAAGTTCCGCGTTGGAATTCAACGCTTGTGCGCTCATCCCCGTGGCTTGTTTCATCCCAGCCATGATCGATGCTCTGGCTTGGTTTATTTTATCTCTTTCAGTTTGTGCTTTAGTACCTGCGAACCCAGCGATAGATTGCCCTACCCCGGTAGTGGCTGCACGTTCCCAGATATTTTTTAAAGTAGACTGTTTTGGATCGATAACCGCTCCTTGTTTTTCCAGATTATCGTAATAGGACGATAGAGCGTCCAACGATGCCGCCAACTCGGTCTTTCCTTTCTCAACGTCTCCCTGTCTCTTAACTTCACCTGGCTCTTTCCCGGCAATCCCGATAACTCCCGGTGAACCAAGCGATCCGCCCTTATAAATGCGGGCATCGATTTTTAACATACGTTTAGGATTATCTGGATCGACGATGTCGGTTGTGCTTGGCGCCGGTGTGCTCTTCAACTCGCGCATCAAATCGGCATGGCGCTGGTCCGCCACGAGTTTCTCTTCAGCAGTGAGTTGCTTATTTACTCGCAGCGTTTTTTCCGCTTCCTCCTGTTTCATATCGGCACTGACAAGCGGGCTATTTTGGAGATATGGATTCATCATTGCGTCCGCTATCGCCTTTCTCGGATCGCCTGGGACGGCGGTCTTTTCAATGAGTCCGGAAGGCTGTGGCAGGTCGAACGCCTGCGCGCCTTCATCGATGAACGGAGTCGCCGGCGTTCCCGTTTTAGTCTGCTCGTATCCCTTCATCGCATCGGCGACGCCTTTTTGGTACTTAGAACTGAGATCACCATATGCCTTATTGGTGTCCTGCAACCCCCGTGCTCCAACATAGGCTTGTGCGACTTTCGCAATGCCTTGCAAAGGATTGATGGGCACGGAAAACCGGCCTTTTACCTGCTGTTGCTCGATGGGCTGTTGAGACTGCGCCAGTAACGCCTGCATGATGGCCTCACGGCTTTTGAGGCCCATTGCTTCGGCGGCAATCTCTGGAGGGAGGCCGCTTGAAACCAAGCCGTAGGGATCAGAAGCTGGCATAATTCACCATTAAATAACCATTAGGAAGAACGACAACCGCCTCTGGCATTACAGCGGCGAGTTCGTCCGCCATTACGCCCACGTCTCGATACCCGAAAATATCGTACTCGTAGATACCGATTCCGAGCGGATGCGTACCAATACGGACGATATTCGACTTCAGCCGTCGATCCGAAGCGGCAAACATAAGTGGAACGGCTGCGGATGATCCGAGACCGAACAGCCCTTGCAATCTGGCGTTTTGCGCACCGACATCGGCATTGTATATATCGGACTGGTATCCGCCCATATCTCTGGCCGCCCCATATGTTGGAGCCGGTGCGATATTCACGCCTTGTGAAGCACCAGGAACCGCGAATGGATTACTGACTTGAGACCCGCTCATCAACGCCGTGATCTCGTTTAACGGAACTCCGCGTTGTGACAGAATTTCGGCGATGGCATCTTTCCGACGTTGAGAATCGGTATTGAAGGCTTGAGATGCCGCGTTACCGCCGGCAATTTCTGCCTGCTGTCTCGCATCGTTACGAGACCTTTCGATCATCTGCATGCGATCAGCGTACGCTTTCGTGCCGGGCCTTATGCCTGCCGCTATGAGGTCGGAATTCGCCTGGTCTGTTTGCTTTGAATAATCCTCATTCGTGCGGCCCATCATCGCATCAATGACTTTTTGGCGTGTCTGGTCGTAGCCACCGACTTGCGGAGCGCCGGAGAAATCAAGTTGCTTACCGACAATGCCCTGTAGAGCGGTCGCCCCCTGCTCCCCTAAACCTCCGAGCAAACCTTTCGTCTTTACCGATTGTTCGTAAAGGGCCTGTTGCTCAGGGCTAAGGATTTGAGTCAGTGTCGGGCGATCATCTGGATTTGCACCCTCTTGCCACGTCTGTGATCCGTATGGATTGTTTACGTTCGGATTATTGAGACGAGAACTGGTAATAGCCGCCTCTCTGTTAGCCGCGCCTTGCGCGGCGGCGGCACCGGCTAAATCAGGAGGTGGCGGCGGACTGCTACGCATAGTATTTCTCCGTTCCGATAGATCGAATGGATGCGCTGTCGGCACCGTTTATATTCTTAGTGTATTGCTTACTCGTCATTTCATATCCCATGTATTCAAGAATCTTCCCAACTCCATTCGTTAGTTCGGCTAACAAACAGATTTCAACCGCTCCACGGGCTTTACATTCAGCCTCTACGAATTTGAGAAATGCGAGCGCATTTCGCCCTTTTCTATATTCAGGCAGAAGAAAAAATATGTCCTCGGTCGCGATCGTTTGCTGGGTGTGCATGCTCGGGGTTAGATACATTCCGGCATAACCAACCATCTTTTCTCCGTCTCTCGCGGTGAACATTAAAAACCATCCTGCTACGTCGTAGGTGTTGTACCGATCAAACGAAGGAGAAAATGGTTGCCCATGGCGGCAGCCTTCGGTTTCTTTCCAGTGATCCGCCGCTAAGACGATCATTTCGTTCCAACATTTAGCCAACGGTTCGATAGCGAATGTAATCGTCACAAACCACCGCCTTTCGCATAAACCATATCGGAGGCAATCCATTGCACCGTCAACGAATTGGTCGCTATTTTTACCTTCCCAGAGCCGCAGTATCCCGGATAAGATTCCGGTGATGTCCATTCCTTTACGACTTCAAGACCCGCTGACCAGAAAGCCTCGTCCCAGTTGCTCACGTCCCAGGTAGCGCCTGGCGTGACGGAATAATTCGCGGTGCCGGTTATTTCTTTGTCCTGGAAGTCAACATCTATGTCGGTCAGAAAATTCACGTTTCCGTTTACCGATAATACCGGGCGAAACAATATGAAGTGTTTCAATTCCCCCGGGGAGTTGAAGTAAGAAAACGCTTGCTTGCCGTAAGCCTCGACATTGTCTACGCCATCCATTTGTCCGGTCCAGGCTTTGAATACTGTCGTACTCCTGACGAAATACAATTCGTTATTGAATACTACGAAGTCTTCCGCATCCCAATCGGTGAATCGGCACCATGATTTTGTGATCGTGTTCATTACGTACTGTTGATGTTCCCCGTCTTCGGCGATCGGTACATTTACCAATAAGGCTGACTGGGCTGGAAATACAATAGGTACCCATCCAAAGTTCGAGCCGTATGACCTAGAGGATTCGTTGAAAGCATTTTCAATTTTGAACGAAAGTGCAAACTTACTATAAGGTTCTCCGCCTCTCACGTTGCTCTGTATGGCTGAGGCCATTGGAATGGCTCCATTCTGGGTAAGGATGACCAGATCACCACCATACTTTGTAATACAGCGCCTACCCAATGGCTTGCCCATTTCAAAAATACCCACGAGTTGCCAGGATGTCGCGACGCTCGGGTTGGTACCCGCATAGATAATAATCTCGCCTTCGGAGGTGACGAACACCACACGATCATCCGGTCCATCACCGCCATCGACCGTCCATGTCCCACCCGCCATCAAGAACCCGCCTTTCTTGGCTACTCCGGATAGGTCGAATTCGGTCAAAGCGCCGCCGGCAGCCCCAGCGGCAAGATACCAGAATGAAAGGCTGTTCTTCTGGATGAAGAATAATCTGCCTTTCGATATAAACACTCCGATTATGTCGGTTGTCGTCAATCCGGTTAACGCAGGACTGGAAACATTGTCTACCGCTACCCATGTCGTCCCGTCGTAATAAAGTGGTTTATCCACCCCGTTGACGAGTATCAAATAATTACTGGTCCCATCACCAAAATTAACCCACTGATGTTTTCCGTTCGTGCGTGACGCAACCGATGCACCTACCGCGCCTGCACTCGACACATCATACGTTCCACTTGACGTTAGCGCGAACATCTTGCTCGTGCCGGATAGGCTGTTGTAAACCGCTATTGTCTTTCCATTCCCGGTCATGCCGGTGGCATGGGTGGAAAAACCTCCGCGAATCTCGCAGTAAGATGTCCTCGGAAACCAATTATTGAGCACGATAGCGTCAACGATCTTCATTGCCGCCAACGCATCGCGAGCGTTCCATCCACCTACCGGAGACGGATAGGATTGTATTACCGATGTTTGTTGTTGTTTTTGAGATTTGGCGTGTATCGGTATACGCATGACTTATGGGAGAGGCCAGTTTCCTTGCGGAACGAAAATTCCTGGTCGTGGTTCCCTATAATCCATCCCATCCATATTTAATCTGGCTTTCCCACCATCTCGTCCAAGCGCGTCTTTTACTTGATTCTCATACGTCCGGAAGTCTTCAGCGTAATCGAACCCTTTTTCCTTTTTGTATCTCCAACGCAGTCCCATAAGGATCAGCGTTTCTGGTAATAAGATAGTATCTGTATCAAGCGTAAAATATTGCTTGTACGTAGTCGTATCAGCTCCCAGTATCCAGTTCTGGCTTACATATTCGAATTTCCAACTATGCCCGGCGGTCGGAACCGGATTAACTAACAATCTTCCTCCCCGAATGCGGAAACGATATCGCGGTCCGGTCGTCACGACGGCCTTCATCGCTTGCCATTCGGTGCTGCTGAGTGGACCTAAGATCGGCAGTTGATCGGTCCTGTCCCAGATTGTTTCGTTTTTGATGTATCTGAAACCATTGCTGGCGATCGAGGAAATAGCCCCTTGGTCTTCTGCGGCGAGCGATGTATGCGACGCCTCGAATGTGATGCCTTGCCACGATCCGCGGTTCGATAAGTCGTTTCCCTCTTCCTCCAGGATAGCGCGAATCTGTTTTACTTTTGGGTCCGTAGTCCCCATCACCGATGCAGGTGCGGGAAGCCCGGTGCGTTCGCAGAACGATATAACGGTGCTAAGTACCGTCATTGTTGTTCTTTACGGGGACGTCCTGGTCCGCGTTTTACCGGTTCGACGGCCTGATTTTGACTTTCAATATCATCAGCGCCGATCTCATCCTTTATCGGTTCAATCCGGTCTTGACGGCTAATGGCCGTCAGTTGCGAATTCATTTTTTCGACTTGAGACATCAACGTTTCGATTTTGACTTTCTGTTCAGAGTTTTCGGCTTTCAAGGCGGCAATTTCCACAGTCAACGGTCCTTTGTCTACCATTTGAGATAACCAAGCGGTCGCTTTGTTTTTCAAATCCATGGAGCCCATACCGATATGACGGATTCCCTCGTCATTGATGCCTGCCAAGTCTTCGACGGTCAATATATTCAATTTCAGCAATAACTCTTGTTGTGCCGGCGAGATCAACCCCCAGCCTTTGATCGGGGTTCCATGCAATGGAATTTCTTGACCGTTCTTCCAACGCTCGTAATCCTTTTCATATTGTTCCGCCCATTCGGGGGACAATCTCCCATTTTGAACGTCCTGCTTCATGTTCGAGAGCCACTGAGTGACTTTCATTTCGATAATGTCTTTCGAATAAGGAGGTGTGATCATGACTATATCGACATCCTTACCAACCCATCGACCCGCTTGTAATGTTGCCGCCTTATCCTCGAACGCCACTCGTTTGAATCGCACATGAGCGGGACGGTCCTTTCTTTCGATAACCTGGGCAATAGCACTCATTCGAACCTCCAAAAGAAAACGGGGAGCTGTAGGCTCCCCGTCTTGGGTTAAAAACCTGCTTAAGTTATTGCACCCTGACCGAACGGATATTGGATATAGCCTAAACCAAAACCGGTATATGTGCCGGTCAAGGTAATAGAACCGCTCGCCGTTGAGTTTTTGTCTCCCAACGTTCCAATAGCAGAACCCGTATAAATGGTCCTACCATCGGGGTCTAACTTCGCAACGACTGTCGCAGCCGGGATACCAGTTCCGGAGAGGGCCATACCGATAAAGAACCCGTCATAGCCTCCCGTAGTGAGTACTCCAGTGCCGTTAGTCGTTACAGCCGTTACCGTCGCCGTCGCCGTCGCTGATTTTACATTATGGACATTCAGCAATTGCTTACCGGCGGAGTTAGTACCGGCGATACCCGCAGCACCAATACCGATAGCCGCATCTGCCGCGACAGTGGCATTGGTTTTATAGACCGCCGATCCAACTAATGTGATCCAACCGAAACTACCGGATGGAATCGGCGCCATGGCGACACCAAACGGTTGACCGAGATTCGCCGTATTGGGCATTAACGTTCCCAAAAACGTATTCGGCGTACCGACGGTCACCAAACTTCCTTTTAGAATGGCGTCATTAGACTTGATATACTGAAAAACTCCATAACCCCAAAACGGATCAACCGCCTCGACTTGATAGCCGAGTGGATGACGTTGGGTAGTATCGGGTACAAACCAATCATTGAAAGGCGTTGGACCCGCGAAACTGATAGGTGCGAACATGTTTTTCTCCTACGGCAAGATGACGAATTGCTGTTTGCGGTTGGAACAAACGACGTTCCCCATCCACAGAATCGGAATCACTTCGCCGTCTTGATTGATCGGGCGCATTTCTTCCATGACCTCCAAATCCGCGTCCTGGTGGACTACCAACTCGAAGTAGTTGGAGTTGATACCGTACATGCGCGAGGATGGAATGCCGGAATTGCCATCGTAGATCACATCAGCATTCTTGTACTTCAGCGTGACGAATCCAGCATCGGCTTTCTGAGTGTCGTTGTAGCGCTTCAAAGAGACTTGGGAACCTTCGAAGAAGGTGTAATAGTCGTTGGATGCGACAATCAGGTCCACCTGGTCATCCGGACCGCGGTCAGTTGCCAACCATGCCGGCAGCATCAGACCGTTTTCGATGGTAGTCGCTGACGGCGTTACCGACAGGACAGACGCATCGATCACGGTATTCTGCCAGAACGGGAAGGCGGCTGAATCGATACCGCCTACCGTCCCAGTACCAAGATCGGCGATGATCGCCTGTAAACCGTTAATCTGGTTCGTCAGAGCACCCGAGGAATATAGATCGGATGAAAAGTTGTTGTTGAATGTCCTGATAGCGTTCTTGATCCTGGCTTTGGCAAGATTAATGATGCGGGAATCACCGGAGTTGATGCGTAGTTCCCGGCCGGATGCCACAACGCTAATCGATACCTGGCGCCACTGGTATTCCGCCGACGAAATGACATCCGAGGCGGAGATATTAAGTACATCCCAGTCTGAATAACGCTGATAGGTCGAGTTAGCGGCATAGTCGAGAGGTGTTGCGATCGTTAGACCTCCGTCCTCCGTCCGTTTGTTGCCGCGTTTCATTACATATTTTAAAAATGCGTTTCGGTTGGAGAGGTTGTCTTTGATCTCCCCCCGGTGTTTCCGGAACGTGGTCGTAACCAGTTCCGTAAAAGTACTGTTAGGCGAGGCCATTTAGGTCTCCTTTTGAGTTCAATGGGCGCGGGAATTGATTTCCCGCAACGTTTCTCTCATCGTGTCTTCCATCGATCCCTTCGGTTCTGTCGGAGCCTTTTGGGTGTCGCGACTTCTGACGTTACTGCTTGATGCTTTCTTAGCTTTATCGGCTTCAGCCTTCGCCTTTTCCCGGAGCTTGGTTTCGTTTTCGGTTTGAATCCGAACCATTTCCTTTTGGCGTGTTACAGGGTTGGCCCATACCGCTTTTTCGTACGCATCTTTCAATTCAAACCCAGCATTGAGCATGGCAACGATGTCGTCGGCCACCTCATCGAAGTACGGATGTGAAGGATCGGACGCGAACGCCTCTACGTCTTTCGCTACGCGAGCTTTAGCCTCTGTCAGAGCCGCTTGCTCGCGTGTCGTTAAAGTGTTGTGTAACTGGTTTACCCGGTCTTCCAGCGCTTTGACTTTCGGATCGGCCGATGTCTCGTCGGTCTTGACCGTCGAGAGGTCTATGCCGTACTGCTTCGCCAGTCTTACAAAGTGCGCGGTTCTTTCCGCCGGTTGAGAATTGGTGAGTTGATAGTGAGCGTTCAACAGGAATTGAACGGCCTTCGGAGCGTCCACCCCTTGGGCTTGTAGCATCGCGTTATACGGTGTGACCACGTCGCGTAACTGTTTCCCAAACCCGGCATCGCCTTTATACTGTTCAAGGCCGTCAAGCATTTGCTTTTCTCGCGTCTCCCAGTATTCCTGGACCTTCGGATCAGTCTTGGCCCAATGCTCGTGCATTTCCTTCGGCCATGATTTCGGCACAGCGCGGATGGGTGTCTCCACTTGATTGGGATCGGTTACAGCGGGGTTGTCGGAGGTATCATCGCCAACAACCGTGGTTTGACGACCATCGGCCGCATCCGTATCGTCGGTTTCTTCCTGACGATCGACTTCAGTATCTTTCTGACCAAGGTCCAATCCAGTCGCGATTTCGGAAACTGCCTTATCGATATCCAACGTTTCGTCAGCCATTTATCTCACCTGTTTAACAATGGGTTTTGCAGCCGCAGTCGATCGAACGGGTTCCGCCGTTAGTCCGGCGTTCAATTCTGCTTCCAGCTTCTCGCGCTTCCGCGCCGGCATATTGGAGAGTTCCCGATCAACGGTTTCATCCACCGCTTTTTCAAGCGCGCGCTCGCTTTGTTCTATCCGTCTGTGATAGTCCTGTTTGATGTCCGGGTCGTAAGGAGTACAGTTCGAACGCGCCAAGTCTTCCCGTCGCGCGGCCATGCTCGTAATAGGTCTGCCATCAATCGGCGAGTCGTAGTTGATATCAGGCGACACTACGACTAGCGTTGGGATTGAAATAATCCTGCGGGCTTTTGCACCACACTGGCATTCTTGTGGGGTGTCATAACCTGAGACGGGTAAATAGCGTTCGAATTCAGCGCCACACTCACATCGAAATTCATATAGAGGCATGTCAGCTCATCATGAATTCTTCGTCTTCGCGGTCGATTTCATCTTGAATTTCCTCGTGCCATATTTGCAAAATCGTTCCGACGCTGCCGGCATCGCGTTGTAACGCCGCCCAATCGACGACCCCTGGATTCGGTATGCCTTGAGTTTTTCTATCGACAAACGGCCTAACGACCGCGGCCGCTTCGCGCTTTATCGCCAGAGGAACGTCTGATGCGACTATCTCTCGGTAATACTCAGAAACTACTTTGTCGAGGATGTACCGGAGATGTTCGTTAGGTCGTTCTTTGAGTTTTGCTTTACGGCGTTTACCTTGCCAGTAGACCGGATACCCAGCCCCACCCGATGGGATTGCGACGGCCGACGGAATTACCGCAACACCACTCTCATACCCACTCGTGACGACGAGCGAAACCGTCCCGGTCGATCCAAACCCGGCCAGTACGATATCCTGAACGGCCATTTAAGATTACGAAGCGCGAGTGATACTCGTATAGGGGCCGCCGGCAGGCGCTAGCGTGAATGTCATTGCCGATGTAGAACCGTCTAATTTCTTAACCGTCAACGTATCGCCGGCAATTGCGAATTCGTAGTTTTTTCCTAACAACATAAATAAGGACTGTGCCAATGTAGGAGCTACGCCGTCAGCCGCATACGATTCCGTCATTGCCGTCGTCAATACTGCTGTTGTAATAGACGATGTAGTCGGGATATCCCCGACGGCCGCGGGGGCCGCTGGCAGATTGTCTGTCTTGGCTTTGATCGCAGCGACTTCGGTATCGACAAAGTCGTCGATAGCATCGACCGATGTCTGCGTCGCTCGGCTGGATATGGTGGCATTTACGTTGTCGCCCACGATCTTGCCAGCCGTCCCCGCCCCATAGGCTCCCGGTAACGCCGTGGCCCATGGGTCTGCGGCACCACCCGCCGCATTAAGTTTTGCACCGGCAGAATCGGCGACGGTATGACCTACGGTTATTTCCTCATCCCATACGGCATCAGCAATGCTCACCGTGCTTGGCGGAGCGGTATAACCAGCAGTGGCAAGACGTGATCCTATGGTTGCGTTGACGTTATCGACCAGCAGTTTGCCTATACTCCCGACGGTCGTAAGGGCTGATGTCAGCGCGTCCCAGATTGCTTGTACCGCAGAAGCCGCGAGAGTCACGCCGGCGGTTACACTAGCGACACTACCGACGACATTACCGCCTACGTTTCCGGTCACCGATCCGACCGAACCTGTCACACTCGCGATAGTCACGTCTGAAGATACCTTGGCGTCTGTGATCGCATCTGCTGCTATCGCGGTAGCCGTCAAGGTGTTGGCCGCCATCGCCCCGACGCTAGAATCCATCCGTCCACTAACCAAAGCCGCCGGCAGCCTGGCTTGGATATCGTTCGTATCTCCAATAATGTCGCCGGCGGTCTGAACAGTCCCTGCAACATGTGTCGCATTGACGTTAAACCGTCCCACAGTTGCCGGATCGACGTGCGGTGTACCCGCGAGAGCCACCGAGCTGTTAGCTTCTGGACTCAACAGAATCTCGAACGTACTGGCGGAACTCGGGTTAGTCCCCCAGGTACCTTCTACCGTTGCGACCTTCGTCGATCCGACGTAATCAATGATCCTTCGGGCCTGACCCAGTGCATTTGCAGGGCTGTTATTGGTAATGTTGACGAAACATCCGTTATAAAAATCATCGGTCGCGCTCGCGCCCGAATCGAGCGTCACGGTAGACGCGGCTCCCGCCTGCGCCGTGCCGGTTCGGATAACGGGGAGTCTGGTCGGATACAAGACCAGCGCGGTAGTCTTGGCCCCAGCCGTCGCGGTCTTGACGATGACCGCCGTTGACTTTGTATCTAACTCCGTGGAAATAAGGTCCAAAAAATACATTCCGGAACTTGTCGCTATCTCCGTAGCCTCGTTCGTACAATCCGCGAACGTCCCGGTATCCTGAGAGGCTTCCGAATCCAGACTAGCCGCTCCGGTCACCAAATCCCCGTCGGCATCCAGTATCGGGAAAACCACCCGATACCTGGCGTTGTATATCGGGTAAGGATGCGCGTCGTTGGCGCTCGCGGCCATTTAGGCGCCCGCGGTCCTGGTACCCGAGACGACGGCAAGAGTAACAAGACCGTTTTCAATCTGGGCCTGCGCTGCTTCGATCTGATTCAGGATCGCGGTATTTTGCGCACCGCTCAAAACGATACGCCGGTAGAAATCCAACTGCTGGACTTCAATGATCAACTCCGACAACGGAACTGATATCCGCAATGTTCCGTTGATCGGTTGCATCGTCGGAACCGTCGTTGAGGTAAGTCTGACTCTCGCGTCCACCGTTTGGTTCACGGCATCCATCGTGAACGGGGAGATAACCAATTTGTTGTAGTCTATGGGGGCGTTACCACCCAATACCGAATTAATCTGCGTCGCAGTCGTTAACGTAATCACCAAATCCTCCTATTACCCATTCCAGGAATCCCGCCAATCCGCTTTACGTAAGGCTGCCCAGCCGCAGCTCCCGCGGCCGGGATCAACGACAACATGAGCGCGCACCAAAACGCCGTGGTAGTCGCTGCGATAGTCGCCGTCCTATCTCCAGTTGCCGCTCCGTCGTTCGTTCCATCGGCGACGGCTACCGTCACCCAATTAGACCCCGCCGTGTTCTCGCTGTCGAACGCCTCCGAGAACGTGGGGTTAGTCCCAGAATACCCCGAGACCGTCGCGGAACTAAATTGCGACTCGATCCCCAAGAATGCAATGACCATCGCCGCGGTGTCACTGGGATCAAGACTCAGCCAAGTTGCCGTCAACGTCGTCCCGGTGTTCGTCGTTGGGGTATCATGCGGTGTCCCCGTCGTAATACAACCGCTATAGCCTGTTATCCTGCACGCGGACCCACCGGTTGCTGTCCCGACCGTAGGCGCTGTATCTCCGGCTACCGCTCTACGCCATAGGACCGACAGAGACGTGTTCAGCGTCGCATTGTTCAGCGGAGACCCAGCGACATGAGACCACCCAGTCGCGGTGAACGAATCCCCGTTTTCGGAGATACAAGCCAGATAATGAATGTCATCAGCCTGCCATCCCGCCGGAAGACCCGGAACCATATTCCCGGATGTCGCAGTCGCTAACGTTCCTACCGCGACACGAGCGATGGCCATTTAATCGTGCGTAAGTTCGAGACTGAGATCGGCGCCGTTGTACGACTCGAACTTGTAATTCCCGCCACTGACACCGGTGAATGTGTTACGCAGCGCCGTAACCTTACGCACGCCGCCGCCCTGGTTGGTGACCAGGATGCCAGGGCCGTTGATGTTCAAAAACACATTGTCCAGATACTCGACGTTGCCGTGATACACACATGCGCCGCAGAAGTTCTGCCCAAGGTTGCGGAGGACGTTGTTAGTAATGCGCACAGTGGAGGCGTCCGCGACATCGCTGACGGTGATTCCTCTCGCGTCCCCTACACGAGTCCCGTTAACGACCTCGCCGTCAAGCGTGTTGTGGTGGATATTGACGTTACTCCACACCCAACCTTGCCTAAATCCACCGTCCGTATGCACCTGGATTTGATGCCCCAGCCGCAGCCGTTTCAGTCGATTGTAGGCTATCTCAACGTCACTTGAGCCTACGGCGACGTAAATGGCGTGGTTGTTGTTGATCGGGGGAGTCGTACCGAAGTCATGTAGATCGTTGTCAATGACACTCCAGCCGTTCCCACCGATCGTAATGACCGCCGACATAGTATTACCCGTATAGTCAGCCGTTATATCGTTGCGCACGATCCTAGCGCCCCTAGCACCGCTTTTCTCAGCACCAGACCCATACTGCCCGTCTATGGCCCCAGAACCGCCCTGGAGGGCAAATCCGGCGATCGTAACGTTATGGGCCGCGTTCTGTGGATCAACCGCACGAGAACTCCCCCTAGCGAGGCAGATATTGTGGGTATCAGGGCCGGGTCTTACGAACTTCGCTACTTCGCCAGGCATCGCGACCAGTGCAATACCAGACTGCGCGCTACCGAGACAGATGTTGGCGTTTGCCCAGCCCGGCGTGTAGTTCTTGTCGTACGTCCCGCCGCGGAAAATATCCAAGTCGCCCGATTGTGAATCGACAATCAGTTGCGCCGGGCTGCACGGATTCGGAATCGAGCACGCCGAACCACCGCCGTTCGGCGCGAAGAAGCGCACGCGCTGGCCGGTGATGACGTATGCAGAGCCAGCTCTGGTATCGATGTGTGGGATCAACACGCTCTTGCTTGCCTGGATCGACTCCGGTGTCTGCGTGCCCGTCGGTGATGGCGCAGACACCGGCGCGGAAGATACTGTAGGCGACACGAACAGCGCACACTCGACCGGCACGTCCACAGTACCCTGCGCATTCGATACCGTGACCGGGCAATATTTCAATTTTCCGGTCTTGCTTTGATAGACCGGGCCAGATTTAGCGACAGTCCCTGGTTTTACCGGGATTTGAAGGGAGTTGCGCATAGTGCAACTCGGGTTGTTACTCGGGCATATGACGCGCCATTCGTCTGCTAACAATATAGCAGGATAAAAAATGAGGGCCGCCAGTATGACCGAGTATCTGATGATTTTTCCCATGAGTTTCCAGAATATGGTGGACGATGATTAGTTTATGGTTTCGATGGTTTCCACTGTTTCCGCTATACGACCGTTGTTATCACGTATGGCCTTTTTCCGGCGTGGAGCAATTACGGCTTTTATGATCGAATTCACGGCTTCTTTGCTTTCCGCAGCCTGTTGAGACACAACCGTAATCATCTGCTTGTTCATGTCGGTCAATTGCTGAACCATTTTTTGCATGGCCGCTATGTCTTTGCTGTTCAAGGTGTCCTCTTTAGATTTCTTAATCGTTTCGATTTTGGATTTAAAATCAAGTTTTTCGTGTTCGCCCTTTACTTTTACCGCTATTTCTTTTTCGGCTAACGATTTCTTCAACTCGAAAACCTGTTCTTCCGCGTTCAACTTTATTTCTCTGACATCGAGTGCGGTTTGACGTTCGATAAGATTCTTCTCCGCTTCCGTCGTCTGTAGCTTTTGCTGGACTTGGGTAAGCTGGGCTTGCATCGCCATCTTGTCCTGGAGGACTTGAACGTCTTTCTGGGCGGATTTAGCCGCCTCCCCGTTGTCCTCTGGCTTGGGAGGCTGCATTTGTTTGATCTGATCTTCGATCTCGGGACCGAACCTGAACCGTCGGGTAATCGTCAGCAACATCGACTGCGCGACCTGGAACGGCATTACGCCCTTCGCCACCAACGGCCCTACGCCATTCAAGAATTGACCCAAGGCTGTCAATAAGTCCGAGATGTTCTTTTGGTCCTCTACCGCTTCGGGTTCGACGGTCGAATTCGTTTCGATGTCGATCCGGTAAGACCTTTGAGTGTCGTCCCTCAACATCTCCAGCACTTGGCCCCACACCGGTGCGGAAAGCTGAGCTTGAGTTTGTGGGTCCAGCGGTTGTCCCGAGGCTTGGGCCGCTTGCGCGATAGACTCTAATTGCTGACGTTGTTGAGTCGTTACGAAAGGCAGCCCCGTCATCTTCGCCCACGTTTCTTCGCTGAACTTCGTCGCGGCGATTTCCAATTTCATGCGGAGTATATCGCGGGCGTAACGCTGGACTTCTTTTTGCAGACGTTTGAGGCGCAGCGTACCCCAAGACTCTTTTATTTTCTGGGCACCGAGCGTCTCCGAGGCGAGACTCGCGCCGCGCATGATGTCGGCGATCCCGGTAATTTCATAAATGACCTTCTTACAATTTTCTCTCGCTTGATATAGGCGTTCCAGGACCGTCATCAAAACTTCAACCGGCGCGAACCAGATTGCGTTTTGCAACCCCTTCTCCGCAGCGAGAGACGATGACTTATCAGCCGGCAGCATCTCGTTATCGTCTGCTTCGAAGAGTTTCGCTATATCATCGCCCAGCTCCGCGTCATAAACACCCCTCGCCTTGATCGCTTTCACGATCCTGCTGATGCGCAACGTAAGCTGATTCAGCTCCTTCGCCTGATTTTCATATAGGTTGTAAATCGCGACCGGAGCGATATCGTTCTTCTTGAGGAACGACAGCGGTTTCGGTTGATTGAAAAATCCCGTCAGCTCCAACGGGTCATCATCGACCTTCAAGTACCCGTCGAGATATGCCGGACTTATATATCTGATCTTCCTTCCGTCATCCTTATCCCATATCTGATAGACGAGAGCGGTCTTTCTATCCCCCTGGTTTTTATCATCACCGGTTTTTTTATCGTATTCGTCCGAGTCGTCATCGCTAGTCGTATAGACGATTTTCCCGGATATCTCTTCGCCGAACAGCCGTGTCGCCTCTTTTTTGTCCAGGTGTTCTTCATACGCTATCCAAGGGACTTTGGACCATTTTTTGGCGTATCCATAGAAAACCCGGTTCCACAACTTCGAGTCGGTACAAGCTAACTCGGAGATTTTATACGGCGTGGCTTTGTCGTCATCGGTTTTTTTATCGTCTTCGTCCGAGTCGTCCGAGCTTGGCAATACTCCGGTCTCGGCGTCGTATTTGATGCAAGTGACGCCACGTCCCGGTAGAAGGGCATCGAGGACCGCCGCCTGCATTGCCTCGTCGAACGTTTCATAGCCTTCAACATTCGTATCAAGCAGGAATTCTAAGACCCGTTGCCCCGCCATCGCGGCTTGTTTGCCGAGAGGGTCATCGTCCTTGAAACGCCGTTGAACGATGGGTCTTGGTACCGCCGAATAGAGGGCCGGTAAAAGCGTCTCGGTGTTCGAATAGAGGATGTTGAACGGCGTAGTGGCTGATTTTTCTCCACCGTATATTTCATAAATCCTCTGCCCATCTTTACGCCAGTCTTTTTCCCTTTTCTTCGAGGCCGATATTTCATCGAGCCAATAGGTAACGACTTCCGCGGGTTTTTTAACCAGGTCGTCGGCCGATTTTTTGCCCGCCATTAGACAACCGTAACCCCTGGCGCTAACGGCATGTAACGGATGAAATGCCTCCACGTCCCCGTCGTCGAACCGACCCCAACGACGGTCGTTATGATCCCGGCGGGCACGATGATGCCGACGGTACCGGCTAACCCAACACCGTTAGCATACAACGCCGGCGCGGTCGCGAGAGTCCCGGGAACTGCTGCGACGATCGTTCCAGCGGCGGCAGCAGCCAATGACGCCGACGCTCCCGTGATAGTCGTTGCGGCCCCATCGGTACCATCGGCGCTGTATTGCAAAGTAGACGCCGTCGCGTCATTAGCGGTTATACATACACACCCGAGCGCAAGAATCTGGATCGGCCCGCCGGTTATCGTAAAAATAGTCGTACCATTCACCAAAACCGAAGCGACTCGATAGAGCATCTTATCCTGTGCGTCATACATGAAAGGCAGCATTAATCGATCCTCAGTTCCCGCATTGATTTCATTTTTCTCAAGTGTTTGTCCTTCAATTGGCCGAAGGTCTGGTTGTTCACGGAAGCGCTCATGATTCGCTCCATAATCGGAGCCTCCGGGCATTTCTCTTTAGGACGCTTCCAGGATAAGGAAAGAGTCCGGAAGGCTGACGAACCGTGGGAGGCCCAATTATGATCCGGGTTACTGCTGAAAATCTTATCCTCTGCGTTCCATTCGTAGTGATAGTGTCTGAGAACTTCCAGGCCATACTCACAATTCACCTTATCGAAACGACAGTAAGGAAACGTAGCTCTCGCCGCCTGAATCCCGTCAACGTGGTCAAGCTTCTTCGCAATGACGATCCGACCCACGTTTTGGTCGATCATCTGCTGTTGAATCGACTTACCGCCCGCCGCCAATATCCTGGCTCTCGCGTCGTGAGGCAGCCAATGCGTTCCGTACTTGTACTTCCCCGTTCGTTCCTTGAGGACACGGAGATCAGTCGAATCCTCCGGACTTGGTTTCCCCCGAAGTACATCGCAGTAAAACTGTATGTCCTTAAAATTCGACTCATAGTAATTGATCACATCAATTGACTGTCCTGCCATCTGGTAGAACCAGATCGCTGAAGCGTCAGTATGACCAAGATCCCAAGCGGTATGTACCGGGAAGCTAGGATCGTGCGGAACCTCGCAAATACGACCAGCGTTTTGGGCCTTGTCCAAGCAGTCGCCCCAGATCGATCCCGGAATCGCCGCATCGAAACTGCCGTAGTACTCCTGTAACCAAAGACTTTTTCCGTAATCGTCACCGTGAAGGGCTTGAAGCTCCGCCAATTCCTCCGCCAACTGCTCCGGAGTAAAAATCTTCGTATCATCAGCAGTGAGTTTTTGAAAAAACCACCCCGGTGCTTTTTCCGCGTACTTGCAAATGTTCCTGAAGTGGTTATTCCCGCGGGGTGTGGAATTAAACCCAGCCCATCCTCCATTCTCCAGCAAAATGGGCCTCAGATACCCCCAGGCTTGAGGATTGGAAACCGCGTATTCCGAGAAAATCAACCCAACGGGAGGACTGCCGATCAAACTGTTGAAGTTATCGCTTCCCACGAGCTGGAAAGTAGAACCATTACGAAACACGATCATCATTTCGTGATCGCGAGTGGTCGCTCTCAACTCGAACGGAAAGGTTTCGTCTATCCGGCGTTTCCCCGAGTGAGGGTTAACCGCATCCCACATGGACTTTCTCGCCTGAGCGTACTCAGGGAGCATGTACCAGTAGTTGCCGACTCGTTCATGAGCCGCACAGGCGGTGTGATGTAAAAAAACCTCGTCCTTTCCGCTTCGCCTGTGCCAGTTTACGACTGCCCGTTTACCGCCATTCGTGAGGTACTTCCATAGCGGGTACTGATACGGCCTAGGCTTCCAATTGAACGGCAGCGGGAGAATACGTCACCTCACTTCTTCCTCATCAACGCATCAACCACAGCCGGGATAGCCTGTGGGTTAACCGATTTTGGATTGACCGTCTTTTTAGCTACCCATTCCTCTTTCGTCAATCGCGGTCCCTGTTCTTCGCCCATGGCGTGTCTCTGAACATACTCCAGATAGTCAACGTGGGTTTGTTCACCGGGATAAGCTATGGCAGTTCTCCTTTGTCCTGGGGTTTATAAATGCCAACTTTCACCAGTTGGCGTGCACGCCAGCGTTGAATAAAGCTGAGCTACAAACAGATTAAGGGGTTCATCCTTCTTCTGTTCATGCTCTTCCTATAGCTGAACTGCCCCGGCGGTGAAAGCCGCCGGGTCTCTCTTACGCTACTTACAGGCAGCGCGCATCGCGACGTAAACTGCTCGCACAAGCTCTGTTGGCGTCTGCCAATCAGGGCCAGACCAATCGAGATACGCCTGATACCCCGCCAGCTCCATCTCAGGCGTAATCACTTCTTCTTTTAATACCAGCCTGTCGGCGGGCATGTTAGGTTCCTGAGTTGGGTATGTCAAAGGGATAATCTCCATTTTTAAAGGGACAAGATCGGCTTCATCCATTGAACCAACGGCGATAGAAATGCTTTTATCCATATACAACCGGATACGGCTCCCAGGCGTAGTCAGGGCACGTATAAGCTCATCCGCTTCGGATTCTGTCATGAGGTGATCACGATAGGCCCGACACATATCGCCAGTATCGTTTTGACCAAACCCACTCATACCCCAATGGCGTCCAGCCCTTGAACGGAAACGGTTGTCGGAACCCGCAAGGTCTGCTGTAAACGACTGGCCAAACAGCCTTTAAATAGCGGGTCGTTTTCATTGCCTGCGCTCCGACTTCGTCAGGTAATTCCATATGACATTACGTGCGGATAGATTCGCCACGATATCTGTCCTGTGTTTTCGTAAAGTCACCCTTATCAATTCAGAATACGTGTAACCAATGTCGTACGACAATCCCGGCATAATTGGTTTTATAACACTTGCAATTCCCATCCACGGAAGTGCTCTTGAGACCGGTGCCGCTATTAGGAACTTCAAAAATCCGCGTCGGTTCATGCTGGTCTCGTCATCTTAACCGTGGTTTGACAGCTTATGTTAATACACGAGCGGTATCTTAGCCAGGTTTTGACGGATAGCGTCGTGTACGTCTCATGTACTCACGCATGTAGGATCGATACTTATCCGAGTGATTCTTGCGCCATCGCGAACAACGGCGGGTGTTACCTGCTCTGGCTTTGGGCGTCATGTTAATACACGAGAAGTATAAATCCTAACACCGACTAGCCGGTGTTTGACGGCTACCTATCTGGTAGTGCTCACCATAATTGGGAAGTGGGCGGGTGAGTTGCTAGGCGTGGGGGTTCCCCAAATGCCACCCCCCGCCTGCCGCAAAGCCGCCCGGGGTCTGTTGTGTCCAATAGTGCCGGTGTGGGCAGCCATACCACAGTGGTCGCCACTCAGGGCATCCTAGAGCGGCTAGCGCCACAGTCCCCTGCTACCCGCTATGCGCATAATAGCTATTATGTTAAATGCCATCGTAACCCATTGATCATATTGGTACAGTATAGCACGATGCCATGCTATGGCTCACTACGATCGATCGCTGCTGGACCAACCAGTGCAGACTCGGCATCGATCGGCGGCGCAACCAGCTCGGGGACACCACAGTCACGCCGCACGAGGACGTGCAATACCACTCCATCGCCGGCACCTGCCGAGACTTTGCCGTCTAGGCGCTCGCTGATCTCGCGCCACGCCTCTGGCTTGCCCTCCAGCGCGTCCTCTACCAGCCTCAACGCAATGTGGCGCAGCGCCAGACCGCGCTTTACGGAATTCGACTCATATTCTCGTAGCGCCCACGAAACCGCAGCGAACCACTCGCGCCCTTTGCCGCCATTATTGTTCCCGAGCGGGGCTCCGCCGCCGACTCCTCGACCGCTGCGTTTTGGCGGCTCTTTCTGCGGTTCCTGCTCTATCAATTGGTTTAACTTCATAAAACTGAAATAGTTATCCTTTGATAGTTAGTACTCACTAACATGTGTCGTAGTTCCACGTGAAACCACTTTGCACATAATGGCGCAACTATCCGACGAACGGTAGCATATACTGGTTGCATCAACACATGCACTGTGAAATACTGTGTTTGTAGCATTCAGCTACACCGACACCAGCCGGTAGCCTGGTGAGGAGTTCAAAAATGAACGTCCGCGCCAAATTCGCAGAACTGACGGCAGGAATGCGTACCCAGATTAACCTCGACGAACTCGTCGCCCGCTACGGGAGCATGAAAAACCTGTATGACACCGAGTTCCCCGGTTCGGACATCGGCGAGTTTTTCTACGAATGGGACGCTGTCAAACTCTCCATCAAACATGATGTATAGCCCATGAACACAAAAATTGCCGCCCAAATTGCAGGACTGACCGATTACCGCACCGTCGGGCAGAGCGATCACCCCATCACCAACGAGGAACGCGCGCTGGCCATTGACGTGGGCTACGAAATGGCCGCCAGGCACGGGATCGATCTCGCCGCCCACGTCACCGCGCACGAGGCGCAATTGGCTCAATTGGCAGAGGAATACAAATGAGCAATTTCGCATCCCTGACAGGTGCCCGCGCTAAGAGGCACGAGCTACATAACCTTGGAGTTAGATAGCCATGATGACTAAAAAGCACTATGAAGCGATCGCGGCGGCTATTAGGTCAGGGCAAGAGGCGCGGCGCGGATCGGCGACATCGGCAAGCACGCACTATCAAATTGCAACGGCTTGCGCCAACTATCTCGCCTCACAAAACCCCCGCTTTGACCGCGCCCGGTTTTTGAAAGCCTGCGGGGTGGAAGACTAGGGCCCCGGTCCCATCGTCTGCTACAGCGGGCGACGTGGCGGGTGTCTTACGGGGCGCTCTGTCAGGTGACAGGTAATTAGACCGGTTCGATTCCGGGGCGCTCCATCAAGCATTAGCCCATCCGCGCCGGGCTCTGTGTGACGCGGCCTTAATCGGAGGTTCCGACCCATGAAAAACTACGTAGAGCTCGAAAACGGTTTAGTGATCAAAGCGGACAGCCCGGAGTTATTCCACGGCGCTAAGCGCCTGTCATCGGCCGAGGGGCGACGCAAACTAAAGGAGCAGTCGCGCAAAAATCTGCTGGGCCTTCTCGCACCGGGCGATACCGTCTATTGCATTTTGCGTAACGTTTCGCGCTCGGGAATGTCGCGGCAGATAGATTTTTATATCGACGGGATGCGCTGTATATCCAATGATGTTGCAAACTTACTCGACTACCCGACAACGGACCGCGGCGCGTTAAAGGTCGGCGGGTGCGGGATGGACATGGGCTTTTCTGTTGTCTATAGCCTAGGCTTGGAATTATGGCCTGACGGGACGAAAACACCACACGGCACCCGTAACGGCGAGCCCGACAGCAATGGGGGGTATGCGCTTAAACATGTCTGGTTGTAGCTGCTAGGCTGCCGCCTGCCGCTCCCCACGGGGCGGTAGTCGGGAGCAGGCAAACCCAAACACAGGAGCACAGACAATGAAATTATACCGAAACAAAATCGACGGCAGCTTCCACCAAGCATGTCAGCATAAAAGAAAAATCACCGGAGACACACTTTGGAAAATGTACATAGAAACCGAATTCGTCGAGTCCGTGAACGACCTCAAACTCATACACAGCGCGGATATGCGCGAGCTATCAATCGTATCGGCTGACGGCATACGTAAAGTCGGGCTCGGCATATCGCGGCGCATTCTGGCTTGTGACGCCTTGGCGGACGCCCTTAGCGCAATGCTCCTGGCATTCGATGGTTGCTATGACCGGGACGCGGCTGACGCATACGGTATGACCGAGGCCTGCAATCGGGCGCGCGCCGTGCTGGCTAATCTACGGATCGCGTGACCCACTCCCAATTCTCAGCCCTCGTCAAAGCCCATCGCCTCACCGGCCTATCGGTTGAGGCGTGCCGGCGCGTACTCGTGTTGGGTCAGTCCGGATATTTCGTCGCTCGGGATATGGGGCTCGCGGCGTCTACGATATCTAGGGCATTGGCTAAACTTAGACGGCCGATCTGCAAAGGATGCGGGCGGCCTTAAAAACAAACCCACGAGGCCTTGCGGCGATCGTGGGCTTGGTGTACCTTAACAGTCAGGTATAAAGTCAGGTACTGAGCTAACCATACCAGCTACAGAACCTCCTGTCAACCTACAAGCCGGCGCCTCTCCGCCCTAGGCGGACTGAAGTCGCGCATCGAACGGCAGGGGGCACTTTTTTCTTCCCTCTTTTCAGGCTTCTTCCCAGCTCGTCTGGCCCTACCCTCCTAACGGGGGGGTAGGGGGGGCTTGTTGCTTTTTCTCCGGTTCTTTTTTCGGACTTGAGGATAAAACCAGGGGCACAAACAACACTAGGCAATAGAACGCCCTCACTGAGGAATAAATATACAGTATTTTAAGGGCTTGTCTAGTAGATATTAACAAAGGGGTATATACGACTTCTCGTTCGCTTGTTGCCCATTGGATTATGATGGACATTATAATATATTGACATACCTTTGCAGTACATGCGCAGAACTAGCGAACGAGGAACCCAATGGCCAAAGCCAAGACCACAACGCTTAGTTTTCGTATCAGACCAAGCCTGAAAGATGCCCTGCGAGCCGCCGCCATACGTGAACACCGCAGCATTGCCAATATGGTTGATGTAATGATTCTCGATTATTGCGGGCGCTCCCAGCATGAACGAGAGAAGCCAGTATCCGTCAAAACCCAGCCAGGTGAGGAGCCACGTGCTATTGATCCAGCGGAAGTCGAAATATGGATACCGGCAATAGGGCGTCGAGACGGATTAAACGGCCATGATTTCCCAATCATGAAAACCAAAGTTTCGGAATGGGAATCCACTTACCCTGGGGTAGATGTCCACCTAACATTGAAAGAAATACGGCAATGGTGTATCGACAACCCTTCACGTCGTAAAACCGCGCGCGGCATGCACGCCTTTGTGGGACGGTGGATGGCCCGTGAACAGAACGGTGGACGATATGGCTAGGAAGATCACGAAATCGGAACCAGAGACTCCCATAGCAGATCGTCCGCAGCTCGTTGAGGATGAGTTAAATGCCGTCATCGCCGAGTTTACCAAGCACAGTCGCCTGCCGAGCTGCATACCCCAACCACTGGAATCAATAGCGGCGTGGTGGATGAATATCGTAGAACCGCCCAAGGAGGACGAACGACCTTACAGAATCAGCGCCGGCCGATGGATATGTCCTTATCACAACCGTGTACGGTATCTGCTTCGTAAATTTCTGCATCTCTCCGAGCCGGATCGGCGACTTATCCTCGCCGCTAAGGAAGAAAACATTTTCTGGAGCGGAGAAGATCGAGCATTCTTTGAAATCACCATAACTGAATACGGCAAGATGAGAACGGTGGGGTCGAAGGCTTATCGAGATGCTTGCCTTAAAAAAACAAATGGATTTCTGCGAAAAACCACTGGCGATTGATCTATTTTGCGGTTTAGGTGGCTGGACCGATGGTCTGCTTGCCGAAGGTTTCGACGTGATTGGGTTTGATATCGAACTCCATCAGTACGGCGATGCGGAATATCCGGCGCAACTCGTTTTGCAAGACGTGCTGACTCTACACGGCTCGCAATTCAAGGACGCCGCGCTTATAGTCGCAAGCCCTCCATGCCAGGCGTACAGCTACCGCGCGATGCCGTGGAGCCGCGCCAAGGCATTGCCACCGCCGGATAATTCACTGTTCGACGCATGTTTCCGCATTCAACGCGAAGCCAGCGAAGCGGCCGGGAGACATATCCCAATGGTGGTCGAGAACGTCCGCGGCGCGCAGAAGTGGGTAGGTCGCGCGCGCTGGAATTACGGGCCATACATGCTATGGGGTGATGTACCGGCGCTTATGCCGTTTGATCACGGCGTTCGCAAAGGTGAAGGGAGCGGTAGATCGTGGTTCTACAAAAATGGCGGAAACGGTCGTTCATCATCGTCTCATAGTAAAGAGCGGCGCGAATGGTCGGCAAAGGTTGCTAAAATACCCATCGAACTTTCAACATGGATCGCCAAATGTTTCAAGCCTACTTGATAACCTGCCTTGTTACCGGACACAACTACGTTGGCATTACGTCGCGTGGAGTGCGGCAACGTTGGAACGAGCATTTATACAGTGCCCGGAAACGTCCAAACGTGGGATTGGTAAATCGGGCTATAGCTAAGCATGGTGCCGATCAATTCATCATCCAAGTTATTTGTGAGGCGAGATCGTGGGCTGACTTGTGCGCGGTCGAACCAACACTGATAGATCAATTTCAAACTAGAGCGCCGCACGGCTATAACTTGAGCGAAGGTGGCGAGGGGCCGTTTGGAGCGAAGCACAGCGCCGAATCAATCGAACGAAGCGCCTCCAAGCATAGAGGCAAGACATGCCATCCGAATACACGCAAGGCGGCGTCGGACTTTCATACTGGTAAAGCAAAATCCGCCGAAACAAGAAAGAGGATGGCAAATTCTAGCCGGGTAACGAAACGCTCAGAGGAAACGAAAGCAAAGATCGCTGCTTATTGGGCGCAACGCCGACAGGAAGGCGCTTTTAAGACTTCCACGCCATATGCGCATCACGTAAAGCCGCCTCTGC